GAACTAGGCGCGCGTGCCCGCATCTCATCGCGCACATAGACGCTTGCCGTCGCATACCAGACCGTCAGGATTTCATACGCCTTTTGCGGAGCCACTGCCTTCAGAGCAGCTTCTATGCCGGTGGCTTCGACTATGATATCCATCAACCCACCGCCACGAAACGATACGGTTCCAACAGCCACAATACATCCGGGTCCAAGCGTCCGATGCGCATCTGGCCCATCTCCGGGCTGCCTGATATGCCGAACGGTGTATCTTTACGTTTGAACACGCGGGCGGCCTGGATTAGACAGGCTTCATTCACCGGATCTGGCACAGCGGGCCAACCCCAGGTGCCCGTCAACTTCAGCCCCTTGCGGATGCCCACTGGGAAGCTATAGTCACCGTCAGGTGTGACGGCGATCTCGGTATACGGCTTGCCGTCCGTCGAAGCGTTCTCCGGCAGCAAGTCATAATCCGTCGCTGTCCAGGTATCCTCATACGTGCGATCACCATCGGCGTCCGTTACCACCGCCGTCAACGCTACGCAGTCGTCAATCAGCACCGTGTCAGAATGCAGCGGTGTATACGTGCGCACTGTGGCCGCGGCAGTCAGATAGAAGATGCGCCCGCAATAGTTGTCGATACCCCGGCTGACGGCTTCCAGTACCGCGCCGAGCACGGTATCATCTACCGCATCCGTGATTCCGACGCGTGCCTTCAGACTGCTAACGCTGGCATAGGTGGTTCTCGGCATGGCTAGACCCCCCCTTATTTCTTAGTCAGCATCAGTAAGCCAGGGCGATTCAGACTTTACCTTAGCCGCTTTAGCAGGCTTCACCGCCTTTGGTTCGGCTTTGGTTGGCTCCTTCGCTGCCTCAACTTCCTCAACGGCTTTGACTTCGGGTACTGGCGGCTCTTCGACGGTCGTCAACTCTACCGCGTAACTGCCCGCCTCGCGCAGCAACTTTGTCGCACTCTCAGGATCACCCAGGTCGATCACATTGCCGACTTTGTAGGCTACGCCTTCGAATGTGAAAGGATACAACACTTTGTAGAACATACGCACCTCCTAGAGTGTCGTGCCTGGTCCAGCCACCACGGTTGCTCCCGCTTCTAGCGGTTCCCACACGCAATGAAACACCAGGATACCGTCAGTCATGGCCGCGCCAGTGATCTCGTAGCCGATGTCAAGCCCGTTTATCACGTAGTCGAAGATCATGCAGGTTGCCGTGGCGTCGATCACGGTCGTCGGCGTGGCGTCATACCATAGTTCACCGATATCCAGGTCTGCCGCCGCGGTACTGGCGATGAAGCCATTTGTGGCACCCGCATAGCCGTACTGGATCGAAGCACCGGCGCCGGCTACGTCCTCGGTGCATATCTGCCACAGACGCACCCGCACCAGCCCCGTAACGGTGAACACCTCGTGTGGATCATCCGTATTCCAGAGTAGCAAACCTAGATCACAGGTGACTGCGATATGATGGCTGCTGTCGGCGCTGATGCCCAGGTTGTTCTGCACCAGTTGCGTCCGCGTCGCCAGACTGCTGTTAGCCACGTCACCGATCAGCCCGCCCAGCGTCGCCGTGCCGCCGGTATTGGTGAGCGAGGCGTCTTGGATCACTTTTCCGTTGCGATATTCGCCCATGCCTCACCTCACTCGAAGATCATCTGCACGCCGATAGTACGCCCGTCCGCATTGGCATAGGCGATATTCAGCGCATCCCCCGCCAGCAGCAGCAGGTCAAGGTCATTGTTGAATACGTCCGTCGTGCTGGCAGTCGAGGGATCAATGCTGTAGACCACCAGATTGTGATCCGCCCCATCCACGCTATTCAACGTCAGCGTGAAACTGCCTGCCGTGGTCGGTGCGGCGCTGATGTGAATGCGCAACTCGCGCAGCCACATGATTGACGTTGCCATGAACGTATGCGCGATCGCTCCGCCGGCCACCGTAAAGACATCTCGCCTGTAATTCGCCATACTTGCGCCTCCCGTTGGGCCGGCCGTCTTTCGACAACCGGCCCCTTTGCTTAGGGATTCTGAACTTGAATCGCCCGAATCCAGTCAATCGTCGCCGTGTTGGTAGCATCCTCCCCGGTGATGAAGTGCAGACTTGGCGTCAGGTATTCGTCGTTCGGGAAGTTCACATTCGATACTGCCACCGTTGCCACGAGCGCCCCATTGATATAGGCGCTTACGACGGAACCGTTATAGACGATCTCGTAGACGTAGTACGTATTGGCTGCGAACGTCTGCACCCCGGCGACGGTTGTCGCCGCCGAGTCCTGTTCGACCACGAAGCCAACCGAAGTCGAGCCGTCCACCTTCACGAAGTAGATGCCATCCGTCCGCGCTGCCAGAAGATCGGTGTCGGTGATACACCAACCGAACAGGAAGTCGCTGTTCGTCGCCTCATCGCTTTTGAACCGGATCCCGAAGTAGGCCGGCCACGCCGAGGCGAAGTAGAACGATTCCCCGTTGAGTTGGATGTTCCAACCATCATCGGTCAGGTTGGCAGTCGTGATCAGGATCTCGCCGCCTGTTGCGCCGGCCACGTTGGCGATCGCCTCACCGGCGCCGGTCGTGACCAGGGTCGTCGTACAGCACGCCAGCGAGTTAGCAGCCAGATAGGGCGTCTGTTGGCCCTCTTCGAGCCACTTGACCACGTTTGGGCCATAGGCATCCAGCCAGCGATGCGCATAGGCCGCGTCGTAGTACACCAGTTGGTCGTTGACGGTTTTGGTTGCAACTACTGCCATATCAGCCTCCTATACCGTCAAGGGTTCTGAATCTGGATAGCGCGAATCCAGTCGATCTGGCAAGTGCGCGCGTTACCACTGCCGGTCGTGAAATCGATCGTCGGCGTCAGATATTCCGTGTTCGGGAAGTTGGCATTCGATACCGCAACCGTCGCTGCCAGCGTCCCGTTGACGTAGGCATAGACGTTCACGCCGTCGTAATACCATTCCAAGATCACATCTGTCGCCGCGACGAACGAATGCACCGCCGCCGTGGTGGTCGCTGCACCGGCCTGCGAGATCACAAAGTCACAGGTGATGCCGCCATCAGCCTTGTAGAAAGCGATGTAGTCATTCGGCGCGCCGGTATCCCAGTTTGTATCTGTCAACCCCATGCCCGCCCATAACACGCTCTCCGTGGCATGGCTCATCTGTAACTTCGTGCCGAAGTAACAGGGCCAGGCGCTGGCAAAGTAGAACGCCTCGCCAACGGCCTGGAGGTTCACGCCGTCATGCTCGGCGGCTGCGGTCGTGATCAGCAGCGCCCCGCCGGTTGCGCCGGCGGCGTTGGCGATCGTCGAGAGGTTGACCAGCGTAGTCGTCATGTGCGCCAGACTGTTAGCAGCCGCGTATGGCGTTGCTACCCCTTCCTCGATGAACTTGACTACGTTAGGCCCGAAGGCATCCAACCAGCGCCACGAGCAGGAGGCGTCATAGTAGACGAGTTGATCATTGACGGTTTTGGTTGCGAGGACTGCCATTGTCAGCCTCCTTATGCCGCCGTCACGTAGGCGCCTGTGTCGATAGGCACATACCAGATCGACCACTTGATCGAGCCGGTGCTAGCCAGACTCGCCAGCAGTTCAACTGTCCCCACCGGCAACACAACCGGCCGCGCTTGCATGGCGACGCCGCCGGCTGCCGCACATAGCATGGCATCGCCAACGGTACCAGTGATGGAGATGAGCGTCCCGGCTTCGTTGACGTTGGAAGCAACCACCGCACAGAGCGCGGTAGTTGTGCCAGTCGTGGGATTGCTTTGCAGGCTCAAGTTGCCGACCGCGCCGAGGATCGTTGTGACTTCTCCGAGGATGGCTATCATCGCCACGCGTCCGCCCAGGACATTGAAGAGCGTTGTGGCACCTGGCGCGCCCTGCGATAGCGTAGCCGTGGCCTTATCCACCTTGATACCCAGGCTATTGCTCATCAGAGCATTCCTGGTGCTTGCACTGTAGTTTGGCATTTTGTTACTCCTCGGGGCGGTAGTCTCCTACCGCCCCTACTCTCAGTCAGTCAGGGCCGTCGGCGCGGTGCTGACCTGCTCCGCATAGCGGGGCTGAATCCAGCAAGTCGCCGTGATGTAATCCAGCGCGTTGGGCGCGGTGCACAGGATGGCAATGCAGTCATACGGCACGCCAGCCAGATCGCCCAGGTCCGCCGGGTCGATTTCGAACACGATCTGCTTAGCCTTCACCCCGTTGTCGGTGGTATAAGTCAAGGCCGCCGTGCGTTCCACGAGACGGTCGGAGGCAGCCGTATCCAGGTTCGACCAAATGCGGACGACGTTGGTGATCGCCAGTGCATTAGCAGGTGCCACCGCAGTCGCCTTCATCGGCGTGAAGACCACGGTATCAGCCTGGCCCTCATAGAAGTCGATGAAGATCCACGCCTTGTGAGCATTCTTCAGGCTGACATAGGTGCTTGTCGCAGCGCCCGCTCCCACGCGGGGGATAAGGAACTGCACGGGCTTCAGGTTCTCAACGAGACAGAAATTCGATGCCATTTCTCACACTCCTTAGCGGGCCGCCAGGGCCACGAACGGTGAAACGGTGGTTGCCGTGTTAGCCAGGGTCAAGTGCGTATTCCACCAGGGCGCCCCGTCGACCCGGTACACGAAGCGGAACGTGGTCTCGTCGTTGGTGAACTTCACATGGATCGAGGAAGCCGACTGAATGCCGCCCTTGTCCACCAGGATGTACTCGTTCATGTCTGCGAAGATGATATCCCCCACGTCACCAACTGTGTCGCACTGCTCGATGGGGATCACTGGCCGGCCGAACAGCGTGCCGTAGGGCGTAGAACTCAATCCACCCGGGGGCATATAGGCCGGCAATCCACCCAACGCCACCGGCATTTCCAGGGCGAAGAGTTGGGGCTGCACGTTCTGATTGATGAACCAGACGCCCGTCAGTTGCCCCGGCGCGTACATGCGCGAGTACATGTTAATCACGTTCTGTGAGATCACGGTGTCAACGTCCTGCCCGCCCTCGGCAGCGACCGTCACCAGGCAGGGCGCAGCCAAGATACCCAACGGCTGCCCGGCGCCTGTGCCGCGAATGATCGCGTCGTCAAGCCGGTAACCGATTTCCTCGGCAAAGGCTTGCATCAACACCTGTTCCAACGCGCTAGAGTCGGCCAGCAACTCATCAGTCACGTAGGCCAGGCCGGTCAGCTTTTTGAGGTTGAACTCGATCTGGCGCAGCGACGGCTGCGATTGGGTCTTGGCCCCGCCTTCGGCAGTCCAGTAAGCCGCCACCCCGCCCCAGCGCGAACCGTCCGCCCGCGAACTCTCGTTGATGGCGTTGATCTTCAAGCTGTTGGAGTTCGCCCCGATGCTGATGCGGCGGCAGCGGTTTGCCACGACGCCGGTCGCATAGGTGCGCTTCAGCAGCTCCGCTGCGAAGTCGGTCTGCACCAGGAAGCCGCCGTCCGAAGGCGTGCCTTCACTCATGCCAGTCACCGCGCGCAGCGTCAGCCGCGGGTCCACGAAGCCACCCGGCTGCGAGGCCCGGATCACGGCCTGCATCTGCTCACCAAACGAGCGGAAGCGGATCGGTGAGCCAGTCAGTTCGCGGTCGCTCAGTTCCGGCTTGGTCGGCTCTTGATGGCTGCGAGTGTATTCCTCTTCGTGCTTACGCAGCTCCTTCTCGCGGTCCATGCGCACCTTCAGTTGATTGGCATGGCCCATGTAGTCTTCCCAGTCGCGGGCTTCCTCGACGGTAAGCTCACGCTGTTCCTTGTCGGCAGCATCCACGAGCGCCCGCCCTTTGGCAACCCACTCGTTGTACTGCATATTCATCTGCTCGATGTCCATTGTCATGCTCCTAATCTAGTCATCTGTTCGCGATACCATGACAGCGGGTGAACCTGCGGGTTCGGCGCGCTTGTCGGCGTTGTCGGCTGCGTGCCATCCGTCGGGTGCTCAGAATTGAGCGGCGCGACTTCCGGCGCAGTGACGGGTTCCGGGAGATAGGCCCGGAAGGTATTGGTAAGCGTCTGCATCATGGCCGTGTCGTCATCATCCAACGGCAGGCCGCGCCGCAAACGCACTAACAACTCAGTGATCAGTTCTGGGTCAAGGCCATCCTCGACCAGTTCAGCCCGCACCTTCGCAGTCGTCGCGGAATAGGCAGGCCGGGCTACAATGCTGATGTCAACCAGTTTGGCTTCTTGGATCGTGCGCAGGCGCGGCTTGGCTTTGTCATCCCATGCCTGACGGATCGGGATGAAGCCGAACGAGCACTTGTTCATGTCGCCGCGGCGCATCTTAGGGATTAGCCGTTGCACATCCGGGTCAGTCGGCTCCAGCACGGAAGAGAAGCGCAGACCCATACCATCCTCGGCCAGTTGCAGCGTACCGGCACCCGTGGTAGCCAGCGGCAGATTGGCGTGTTCGACCAGCAGAGGGATGTTCTGTTCGCGGATGGTCTTCGTGAATGCGCCCGGCGCGACCTTCTCACGGAAGCGCCCGCTATCCCATTCAAAGAGGACTTCACTCAGGGAGTCGAACACCGCCGCATAGCCTTCGACCGTCGGCGCGCCGCTGTCACTATCCACACGCAGCGCCACATCCACCGTCAGCAGATCGCGGCGCTCAATGTCATCCTGCTTCGGGCCCATCGTCATGTGCGGCTTGGAATGTGAGCGCCCACCTTCCGGCACGTTGACGTACAACGCGGCAAGCTGCTTCTTGGCGCCATCCTCCGTCGCATGGCAGCCCAGCGTTTCACCTATGGCTTCTTTGGCCTCATTCTCTTTGAAAACACAATAGGGCTTATCGTCCGGCCCATTTTTCACGATCTTCCACGGCATCATTCACTCTCCTCGCCAGCCTCCTGCGGCTCCTTGCCGTTGCCACTGGCTAGCGCCTCTTCCTGATCCGGCTTGACGAACGGCGATAGCGCAGTCGGAGTC